TCCAAAAGAAATAAAAAAATATCGCTCATGAAGCAGTCTCCAAGTTCTTAATGAGGATCGTTATACGACGCGGAAAGTACTGATCCCATGTCATATCTTTTCCAGGTTCTGGTTGTACAGCTTTGCCATTCATACGAACCCAAGTCCAAGTACCATCTCGTACATAGACAGTTACATTTGCAGTTAACGATGAATTAATTCCGAATTGAGTAAGCACCGCTTGATAAGTAGTTACGTCAGGGAGGAAGTTAAACTCAAGTTCCACAAATGGTCCGACAGTGCGTGGAGTCCCATCTCCGCCATAAGTACGACGAGTTTGTTGAATGCCGATTGATTTAGGCTGCGGAGAGACATCTACTAAATCAACAAGTGCTTGATTGGTCCCGGTCTTTACTTTGTATGTTGTCATAGTTATCCCGCATATTGTAGGGCTGCAATAAGCTCTGCACGTACGATCTGGCCTAGCTGGTTAACATCCTGGCCAACAGCTCCATAAATCTGAATAGCCCCTTGCTCGATGTTTATGCCCCGATTAAGTATATCACCCTGAGTAAAACTGCCGCCCTTAGAATTCCGAAGTGCCCTGACAGTAGCAGGATTCAGTACATATTCCCCAGCATGTACTAACGCTAATCCTGTCCTGTTAACAGGTCCACCCGTTTGAAATTGCTCAGGCGCAAATCCTCTACCAATTCCACCTCCAGCTACAATGGTAGCAACAGCCTTAACGCGTTCAGCTTCTTTGGCTTCTTCAATCGACTTATACCAATCGGCCCAATAATCTTTCCACAGGGCAATACTTGCATCCTGTTGCGCCTTCTGAATTGCCATATACTCCAAATTGAACAAGTTAAGCTGGTACATTTCAGCTTGGAACTTAGCATCAAGAGCTACCCGTTCCTTTTCAGCCTGCTCATTGATTGCGGCCATCTTCTCAATGTACTGCAACTCCATATCAGCCATTGACTGCGCATGATCTAAGTTCTGCCTCTCCCTACGAATAGCACGATCTTCGTCTTCTCTAGCCTGCCGCTTAGCTAGATCTTCTTCCATGTCTTGAAGACGTCGTTCATCTTCTTCGCGGCCTCTTTGAATTCGCTTTTCTAAAGCCTCAAGAGCGTCTTCTTCCTGTTCCTTAAGCTTATCCCTAACCTTGGCATTTTCGTCGTTGTAATTTTCTTCGAGGTTATTAAGGCTAATAGCAAAACGTCGTTGCTCTTCAGCTACGGCGGCCGCGTCTAAACGAGCAGCAGCTTTGAGAAGCTTTTCCCGGTGGTCCGTAAGTAACTTCTCACGATCCTTTTGGTAATCCTCCTCAATTTCCAGATATTTTTCGGCCGCGTCTTCTCGCTGTTCTGTCTGGCTATCGTAATAATCTTCCCACCATCCAGCCTCCCGTAAGCCAGCATCTTCGCGAACTTCCGCAACATCTTCTAGATGATCCGCATTCTGTCGCGCACGACTCCTAGCAAAGTCTTCCTCTTCCCGCGCACGTTGCTGGGCATAATCTCTAACAGCTTTGGTACGCTGCGATTCATACTGCTCGGTAGCTTTAAGACGAGCGTCGTTAGCTTTGCCTTCAATGCTCTGAACTTCTTCAGCCCACTTCTCTATCGCATCTAACTGGGCTTGCCCAAACTCACCTACAGGGCCTCGCTCGCCAAACTCCATGTTCTTAGACGGAGGATAGAGCCACTCCATCATATTGCCCACAAAGCCCCATCGCCTAGCTTCTCTTCCTTGAAAGCCCTTTTCAGCTTCCATGCTCTTTCCCGACAATTCTCCAAATTTAGAGTAATTAACTCCAGCGTCGGCTAAAAGACCTTTCCAAGGTCCGCCAGGAAGAAGATCGGCCAAACCCATCAAAAAGTTAGCTAGGCCCAAATGCATTTGAGCCCACATATCGTACCAATTCATAACCATATCAGTTACGGCACGATCCATTAACGAAGACAAGTCATTGAAAGTAAAAATCAAGTCCGCAATAGCCTGCTTCAAATCAGACGTAAATTCAGCTAGCCCATAATTTTGCCAGCGTTCATCTCCCATAGCGCCGCCAGCAACCCTAATAGCACCAAAAGCTAAACCCGCTCCAAGACCTGCTCCAAGACCTGCAGGCCCCATAATCGACATACCCGCAAGGCCTTTTATAGCCCCTCCAAGCTTAACCATTATACCTAAAGTAGGTATAGCCACGGCAGCGAGAGTAGAAAGTGCAGCCGCCCACGCAAGCGTGGTTGAGTGACTTTCTCGAGCCCCCGCTGCCCAATCTGCTGCCATCCGTAAGAGAGGATTAAGATACTGTAAGAGGGGTTCAAAACCAGCCGCGACAAGTTGCGTAACAGCGTCACGCGCAATATTAAAAGAAGCCGTAAACGTTCCAGCCATTTCGTCCGCAACTTCTGCGGTAATACCCATACGCGTAAGGGTGGTATCAAGAGCTCCCCAAAAGTCCCGATTCGACTTAGCGAACTCTTCTCTAAAGATCCCACGGCTTACGTTAAATCTCTCCGCAAGAGACATAAGATCGCGGCCACCGCTAACCAAGGCCTCGTTAACAGCAAAGGCGGCCATTGCCATGCCCTGTGCAGGATTAAGAACAGCAACACGCCGTATAAGCTGCCACTGCTCTTCAAGTTGGTCAGTCTGGCCCTCCATCGTAGGCAAGATAAGGCGGGTAGCATGAAGAACCTCTCCATAGGCAACACCCATGCCTCTAGCTGTGTCACGAATCTTCTCGTTAAGCTCTACGGCTTTGGTTTGACTGCGAGTCATACCAGTTAGTACGACCATGGCTTCTTCGTAGTAAGCTGCAGCACCAGAGCCCACCGCAAAGAAGCCAGCCGTTGCTAACGATAGCCTAACAAGTTCTCCACGCAGAACACCAAAAGCGCCAGCTTGTTGCTGTGCTGCGGCAGTTCCGGAAGCTAAACCAGAGCGGATCTGATTACCAACATTACGCGCAACAGCAGCAGCTCCACGCAACTGCGCCGTATTGATGATAATTGTGCCTTGAGCAACGCCAAGACCGGCTGTTCCTAACTTTTGGAGTAATGCCATGCTTAGGTCTCCTGGGGCTTAGCCTTGAAAACTTTCACTCCGCTCCTCGTACCCCCTCTTGCGAGAGCCCTCAAAGCTTGCAAACCATCGCGTTCCTTATCTTCCGACGTTTTAGGTTTCGGAAGTTTGAAATCAGAATCTAAGAGTTGTTCCATTGCATACTTTGGTTCGTAACTAGTGTTTTCGCCGTCTCCTTGCTTCTCAAATTCTTGCGCTGCATTACTTATGACAGTGCCAATAACGTTTACGCAACGATCAATCTGATACGCTATCCACGGGTCCTGAATCATCAAGTACTGGCTCGGCCTCGTCCCCTGATTCTGAGCCATCTGAAATAAGCTCCACACGTTTGAACGATTCAGCACAAAATTTCCGCATGAGCTCCACGGGCTGTATCACCACGTTGAAGATCCATACTTTGTCTGGAAACTCGATCCAGTTAAGGCTGATTTCGTCGTCGTTCACAGGTTCCCCTTGTACGACTTTGGGTTCCAGAATTGCTGCCGGAATTATGGTGTTGACTAATTGAGTAAAGTTCACCGCCATTTCCGTCTGATTCTCGATATCCTCAAGAGGCGTTTCATCCCATAAAGTCTTAGCCGCAATTGGAGTAAGAAAATCTGGGATGTCGCCTGATTGCAACAAAACGTCCAAAGCTACAGGACGAAGTTTAATGACTTTCCCTGAAGGGAGTCGAGCTTCGACTCCCTCCTTGAAAGGCTGTTTCCATACAGAAGCTCCTGTTACTTCCATCTTAAGTCTCCTTATGCCCAACTTAGCCCAGCAGGCGGAAGTACGATCTCCGTATCTGCTTGATGCTCAATAAGGTTAATGATGCCAAAACCAGCATCACTAACAGCCGTTACAGTCAGCTCAGGAATAGCAAACTGACCATATTGAAGCGTGGCAAGCTCCACATCCTGCATAACCCGAACCTTGGGTAGGAATACGTGAAGATCACCAACTCCCTCCTCAGCCAATGCCTTACCACAAATACCGAAATAAGGCATATTATCGCCGCCATCTACTTGAAAATGATCCTGAGCACTCGGAGCTGCACCCGAAGTTGTACTTAAGTTGCCGAGAATAATTTCCAAAGCAGCGATACTAACCGAACCAAATCTAAGACGACTCTCACCAGCAATCGCACGAGCAGCAGAGGCGGTAATTTCGTCGTCGCCTTCAAGCTGGGCACTTACAATTTTAAGAATCGCCCCATACAACTGTACACTAGGTATATCGACTAATCCTGTGTAGGTACCATCTCCATCCCAAGTACCTACCTTCACGTCCCTCAAACCAAACTGTGGCGCACCATAAGAATCAAAAGCCATCTCTTAACTCCCCTTCACTAAGTAAACCCAAAAATCACTTCGTTCGGTACAAGCATCAATAGACTCATCATGCCCTTCGCGAACATCCCAATTCCAAATCAACTCAAACGTACCATCTAACCGCGCATTCTGTAACTGGCCGTACACGCTTTCCCTCATTGCGTCAATGACGAGATATGAGTCATGATCATAGAACCAAACCTCCAAGGTCGTACGAGCACTAGTAATGTTTCCTACCAAATCAGCCGTATCAAAAGTTGCGCGTTCTTTGATAAGGATACACGGCTTAATGATACCAGCATCTCCAAACGCCGCAGGTACCCGAGTACGGTTAATTCCGCTTCGTCCTGTATCTTCAAGCGTATAAATACCGCCAGTAGCCTGAGCCACTGTTAGCGCCGTTTTGACCGTATCTTTTAGTCCCATTACTAGCTCCTAAACATCTGTGCGACATCGCTCCAGATGCGCTTACTAAAATAATCAATGGCTGGTTCAATAATGCTAAACTCTCCTGCATTCAACATCGGCTGATTTGTCGCGGGGTTAATGCCTTCCAAATAAGTACCGTAAGGCACCGTATGAAAGAGAACCATCCAAGTACCGTATTGATTACCTCCGACATTAGAACCTAAGCCTGAACGCGCAGCACCAGATCTATCTCCCCATGGTGCATTCTGTACCATCCATCTACGTGCTTCTCCCGCATATGCTTTCATTTTAGCCCGTAGCTCAGATTTAATAGTCTGTTCGTAAGCTAACGCAAGCTCCTCAAAAGCATCCTCAGGAAGTTTGCTCCATAGAATCCCAGTTTGACGGCTAAATGATCCGCTACTATACGAAGAGGTATTTGTAGAACTTCCTACATATGCTCCTGCTTCATTATAATACTCGCCACCAACCGATTTACGAAGTTTCCGGAGTTCCTTACTGCTAAGATTTACATTGCCGCCACTAGAATCAATGGCAGGTTGATAACCACGATTTCCTACGCCACTTCCAACCGTGTTGAAAAGATCCCTCAACGCTCCCATTTGATGCGCGGGAATTGTCACAGGAGTTGGCATTACTCTCTCATCCTAGCAATAGCTTGGAACTGGCTATCAAGGCCGGCAAGAACTTCAACAACGTCGAAACTCTTGCCTTCCGAAGAGAAACGGTCTCCGAACTTAAGATCTGTATCCGGATATGTATCATGTCCCTTATAACCTACGATGAAAGTATCGGCTCGCCCATGACGCCCATGCTCTCCAAGATATGGCATCTCATGATCCGACAACGTCACAAGCCTGACATTCTGAGCCGCAAGTACGGTGCCATCTCCTCTTGTAACCGTAATAGATGATAGCCGCCGGTTAACCAAAGAAAGAAAATCAGTCCAGTCAGGGGCATCAAGCCAGTTAGCGATACTAGGCATCGTATGGTTCATCCTTATCACGCGGAGGGACTTCTAGAATGCCCACAGACCAAACCTGGTTAGAGGCACTCCGTGCTTCATCCTTCCACATGATCATACTATCTTTCAAATGCGCACGAACTTGATCAAGCTTTTCCCGAGAAAGACCCGCAGTATACTCATGGTACTTATTAGCATCTGCAAGGAGCTGCCTATACCCATAGTAAATGGCTAATTCATAGCTCTCCTCCGCTCGTGTATAAAGCCTGTTCAACTCCGTATCTGAGAATACCGTTTCATCCGCAGTGATACCCAAGTCACCTTGCATATCAAGTATTTGAGTCGCTGTCAACGCCATACGCCTCTCTCCTTCATAAGCCTAATTAGATTGTCAGCTGTGTGGAACCAAGTTCGATGTGTATGGAGCCATGTACTGGCGTTGGTTCCAAACGTATGCGCTTCCTTTCGATTTAGGCTACACCAACGCATCTGCCCTACAATAGCTCCAATGTTAGGGACGCACCATTGCCCTTTAGTATTGGGAAAATTTGAAGGGATGTCTTCTATTTTAAACATGTCGATTGGGTAAGCCCACTCATCGAGCTCGTCATCTAAGCCGCTGAATCGAGTTGCAATTACAGGAAGCCCAAACGCAGCAGCTTCACGATGCGGCATCCCCCATCCCTCGCTACGACTAGGCATTACAGCACAATCAGCCATGCGGAAGATTTGAACCATATCCTCAAAGTCGTTGTTAAGGATTTTAATGTTCTTGTGGATGTCGCCTGATGCAATTTGATCGATCAACGAGTTACCCATTGTACGGCTCTTAATGATAAGGCGTATGTCATGCCCTTCGTCTAACAAGGCGAAGAAAGCTTGCCAAACTTCTGTCCACCCTTTACGTGATCCTCTATCACCCAGCGCAAGGAAGGTGTAAGGTCGTTCATAATTTGGCCATGGACGTCGTAGACGTGTGTTGAATTCTCTGGGATCAATACCACCCTTAATAGTAGTTGCATCAATTCCAGTCGCATCACCAAAAGTCTTAGTGCACCACACACTTGGAGTAATAATATGGCTAATTTCAGTTTCATGTACCATCTCAGTCCAACCATCGGGAACCTCGCTACCCTCAGTCATCGTATATACCCAATGAGTCTTAGGCAATTTCTTAAAGTCAAATGGCGGACTTACTGTAAGGCTAAAACCAGGCCAAAGATCATTATCCTGCGCATGCCCTGCAAACAACTTCAGTACTGTTGGCTGCTCGGGATGAGCACGAAGAGCTTCGGTTAGGCGCCTAGCAAATCTCCCGTACCCATCGCGTTCGTCGAATGAACGAGCAATTAGATTGATGTGCATGAGCTCCTTACTCCTACACTAACTAATTGTTGGATTGGTCCATGTTCCGCTGGAATCAAGGAAGGCTGCGGTACCATTAGTACGGTCCATACCTACCCCGACACCAAACTCGAACTCTACATCCAGCTGCTTGATCGGCACGTCATCGTTCGGAACAGTCTCAGGCACTACGAACATGCCGAAACCTTCCATTGGATGTATGCGAATAGCAAGAGGATTCCTCACATCAAGGCTACCATACGACTTAACCATGCCTGCATAAGCAGTCGGTACACGTGCTGAACTACGCATCTGTACTAGACCATAGGCAGTCTGATAATCGCCGAAGTAACCTTTATTGCGCGTGCCTCTCTGGAAGAAACGATTGCCGCTGGTTTCTCCGCCACGATCAATGCTAATCAAACCATTGACGTCGATTATCTCGACGAAATTGGTCAAAGCCCCAAAAGTTGCAATATCCGCACGCGATACGATACAAGTGTATGGCGGTTCATGCCCATGCTCTTGAAGAGTCTCAGCCATCGATTCGAGTCCGTCAGACCATGAAGCAGAATCGCTATCCACACCAAGGAAATGATCATGCGAAGTTGCAAATGCTTCACCCTGCCACGCAGGAGGAGCATAATCTACATTACCGCCTGTGCCGCGTACAAATGGCACATTATAGCCGGCGGAGCCGATTGCAGTCTCGCTATTGCTAAACCATCTCCCTAGAAGTTCCTGCTCAAAGCGCCATACACCACGTCGAACGACGCCACTAATAGCAGCCTGAACTTGCGCGCTACGAATGTCACGGAAATAACGACGTGTGCCGCCAACCGCGTCACCATATGCGTGCAGATCAATCATATGCCCAATCGTCTCGCCGTGTCGAGCTTCGGGACGATCAGTATCCGTAAGCTCGGGCATCGGAGTTACCGACCCGCCCTGCTCATACTCTTGGAAGAGTTCCTCTGTAAGATAAAATAGCCAACCCCAGTCAGAGACCAGTTGCTGGTTAATATCCCCTAACGCCAACGCCACAATATTGACAAGTTGCTCGTACGTCACACCGTCGCGCATAGCCCATTCAGCTAGTCGCGTCCCGTCGACGCCCGTAGGCAACGCCTTATTGAGGACGTTGAGTGGTCCTAATACTTCACCCATTGTAAGCCTCCTTATGCGCTGCTAGGATCGTTTTGCTCCGGATGTACGAAGAAAACGTCTGTGCGCTCTGCGTAGCCAACGATGCGATCGTAAGTAGCCACCGCATCCTCGATCTGCCCGGCGGTGTCACTAACATAGCCATTTGCACCCGGAGTCAGGCTTGCAAATCCAGCCACAGGGCCGAAGACGCAAACGCTACACGGGGTTGCATTAGCAACTGTCGTTTCACCATCAAAAGACTGTACTACGATGCCAATAGCTCTAGCAGCTGCCTGCGTAGCATTAGCGTCAGCCTTCATTACATCTCCGTCACTCGCCACATAAACCAGGTTACCTACTGTAAGCGCTTCCCCGGCATCGTAAGGACGAATAACCGCTCCATTCTCAGTTAGCGCGCGAATCTTCGCGGCCGTGAGAGATAGTCCAGCCATTTCATGCCTCCTTTATACCCCAAGTCGAGCCCGGGCTGCAGCTCTGGTCGCAGGCGAATCATCGATTTGCTTAACCCGGCTTTTAGTGTCAGTTGCCTGACTAATAGCACTAACTCCGGCTTGAGCAGTTCGAACAAGTTCTACAAGCGGCTTAAGAGTGTCCCACGCTTTTGCAATTGCTTCGTCAACTTCATCCATCTGACTGACATGCACCATCTCGCGCAACACGGTAAGCATCGCTTCGTTGGCATCTTCTTCCAACTTAAGATCTGCTACAGTAGTGCGCGTTACTTCCGCAACACGCGACTCAAGAGCCTCACCTTCCATCATAGCTATTAAACTAGCCTGTTCAGCAAGGGAGGCCTCAAGTTCGGCGATGCGAGAAGTTTCGACTGAAACCTTCGTCACTTCATCGCCCATCTTAATCTCCTTCGTGATGGTGAAATCGCTGTCGGGAGGTAGCGCCGCGCGCGTATAAGGTGCAAGATCCAACTGCTCCAGCTGGAAGTCATGTGCCTTATTGATTCCGCCGTCAAGCTGTTCAAGGCGAGCTAATCCAAAAATGCTGGTAGCTGCCTTTCCGTTTGATGCTTTAATGATTCGGAAATGCTCACGCTGAGCCACGGCAGTCTTAGGGATGTAACCCTTCGCCCACGCCTTATCTCCTTGTCTTATAGCACCAATCCAATGTACATCGCTTACAGGGTAAGCGCTGTCTAGGTCTTCGAAACGTAGATGACCCATAATACCCTCCACGCCGCGCGTGTTAATCTGGTGGACGATGGTGTCGACCATCTCATCGTCAAACAGTAGGTTATTACTGCTCACTACGTTCGCTCGACCTACCTCAAGTGTCAGGAAGAATGGGTCTTCGTCTCCGTTGACGAGAGCGTTGAAATCCACTCCTTCTCTGACTGGCACATTTGGGACGTCCCCGCGGAACTCCGTGATGGCCTTAATCCTAATGTGTTCGGTCATACCCATTCCTCCAATAACCGAATTCCAGCATAGTGTCCTTGCACATCGCTGTGAACATTTGCTGGTTCTCTGGCGTCCAAGAGGCCCACAAGGTTGCAGGTCTCCGATCACCTACCACTTTACGATTTACGTCTCTGAATTGCCAGTGACGCAATATTTTCTGTGTGTGCCCAGTAACAATCTCACTCAATATCCCTACTGAAGACGTAACATCTTCAAGTCTGTACACATGTACGTTGAGTCCGTGTGCGCGAAGCCACTGCGGCATATAACACGAGGCGTTAATGAGCGTGCAGAGCTTTTGAAACCGTTCTGTACCTTCCCAGGGAAGTTCTTCTCCGATGTCCCACCAAGTTTTAAGCCACGAGCCAATGGTGAAACTCTCATCCGATAAGTTCCGGTACGCAGCTGACTGGGTTGCAAGGCTATGTATTTGTTGGATCCCGTTACGAACCAGGTAAATAATGCGACTAACTGGAACAACCTTGTTAACCATCGGTATCTCATGTGGGGCCCAAGAATTCGAATCCAAGACATGGTAGTTTATCAACTCCTCACCAATCTGATCCCAATAAACTTGTTGCGGCGGATTACTCACGGCATTTTCCCAAGCTTGCTGTGATAGTTCATATCGAAGTTCGTGATGTGCACTCCAGCCAACTTGGGCCCCTATTACTTGACTTAGCCACATTGTCCCGCAATGCCCTGCAGCTGCTACAAGCCAAAACTCATTGCGCATCTAAATAACCAGCTTCCTGTTCTAAACGCCACCATTCTTCGCAATGCTTGTTAATCCAAGGACGTAAATGCTCGGGATGTATGTAATTATGAGCCTCTACGCTCTTATGCAATAAGCGTTCTTGAAGTCTAAAATTCTGTCGTTCAGGCCAAGGTTCGGGCTTGACAAGATCATACCATGTACGATGCCGTTGCTGACTAATGCTAAGGGCAGCAGCATCTCGACACCAACCATAATGTAAAATAGGCGTTTCAACACGTACCCAACCAGGAGCTTTATCGTCATGCGCGTTATACTCTTCTACCCCATAAACCGCGGCACATGCGGCACCTTCGTCTAAATTCTTAAGCCGATAATTAACTCGGCGCCTTCCTGCACGCGTATTAGCCTTAAGCATAAAGTTGTTGTTCCGCAAGTTAGCCGTACCAAAGAGATGCACAAACTCAAAATTAAGGAGATCATGCACAGGATCTTCAAGAGCTTCCCGCGCAACAAACGGTTCTTCAACAAGCTCGTCCAAATCCAGCCACACAAGCCAGTCAGAGTTTACAGCGTAACTCGATGCTAAAGACCACCAATCTTCCTGCCACGTTCGACTTTCAAAATGAATATGCGTCGGTACAACAAACACTCTCCCATATAACCTATTTTGTAACTCATACAGAGCGTCACAAGTCTGATCAGTGCTATTCGTTCCCACTACTACAACAGCCTCATCGCACCATTCTAAAGCGCTATAGATAGCAGCTTCCCACGGATAGTCCAATGTAAATATGTCAAATGCGCGAAACAAAGCTGTTGCTAGGGTCATGTTACTGTCACCAAGGGCAAATATGTCGTCGCAAGCCCCACAAAATGCTCTCCTACCAACGTTAACTGATCATCTTCAGTAAGCAAGTCACTGCGCGCCCAAAAATCTGCGTAAGGACTATAACAAGCACTAAACCAATAAGCCGCGTGTAGCAATTTATCTGTGCTCAACGTGCGGCGTACTATATCCATAACCTCACATTGTATACGCGGATCTTCATCCCAACTCGAGCACTCACTGACGATAGTAGGCAATTCTAAATTGTTCCAACTCATCCACTCGCGCCATTCCTGCCACAATACCAACCAATGTCCTGCAGTGTGGGCGTAGATATGAATCGCCCAAAACTCAGGAGTCGGCCCGTCTGCGTTCAGGTAATCCTCAAGCCATCTCTGGCCCCACGCATCCCAAAGTATGCCAGGCGCCGCAATAGGATTATCAGTGCGTCGTCTCCAACTCGCAACAGCATCGGCAGCCTCTTGCGGCTCGGTATTGCCCTGGTCTTTGCGTTCTTGCTCGTTTCCGAGAAACCACAGACGCTGTCGATTATCACGGGCCGCTCGAATAGCGTCTACCATACATGCATCGTTACGCAAGGTATATAACATCGGTACATAGTGCGGATCGACTATCTGGTCAAACTTGTAGTCGTACCAACTGGCAGGGTGAAGCAGGTCCAGCGCCCGTCC